TCATCAATAAAGGCTATACCTGGTGAGCTTAAACTTCCTTTTGGAAATAATGATTGGTTATAATAATGAATAACCGAATATGTTCCAGCACTTGTTATATAAGCTGTTATATCATTAAAATCAATCCATCCAGAATTCGCAAGTGTGTTTGTTCCTATAAACTTCGGTATATAACCAGCAGTTCCACTCAGTGAGAATGTTGAGCCATTTTGAAACATAGTTCCATCTATTGTTGAAACTGAAAACGATGGACCTAAATAAACTCTATCGCTATCAGATGCTGTCAAACCATTAACTCCAATTAAAATAACATTATCAGCTTCAATACTATTCCCACTTCCATTTATAATTGATGAATTTCTATTGCTAATTATATTCGTATCACCCATTAAAACAAATGACATATCACCGGCAATAGAATTATTATCACCAAAAGTCATTTGTCTATTCTGTTTAACTGATACTCCACCATTTGATGAGGTTGCTGTTGTTGAACCTCCACCATTATTATTATTACCCCATACAATTCCACCTCCACCAACAAGATTTCCAAATCCCCACTCTCTTATAGGTCTTATTGGTTTAACTGGTCCTGCTGGTTCTAAATTTGGTCCTAATGGTCCAAAGTTCGGTCCAACTGGCCCAACAGCAGTTAATCCTGGTTGTGAGTTTAAGTATTGTCCTTCCCAAGCTATACCATCAACTATTTTAATTAATTCAACAGTTGTTACCTGTGGTTCCATTGGTTTATAATCCAATATCTTATTAACATAATAATATGAATCTAAAATAAATATCTTTGTGTTAAAATTATCTTTAATAAATCTTATATCATACTCATTTAAATTAAACTTCGATGTAACTAATCTTCCATCCTCAATCTGTTTAATATAATTCGCCCAATATTTATTAAACATATTATTATTTGTGATATACTCCCAGTTCGAATAAAAATAATACTTATTCGTTCCAAAATTAATATCTATGTTCGGCAATACCGGGTCGTCAAAGTGTCCTGAATATGGGTATCTCGTTAATGTTGTTGAACCAGGCAACCCCGTTGTTATATTTTGATAATTAATAGTAAAATTATTACCACAATCTCTTAAACCACCCCAATATAAAACTCTTGGAGCAACTTTCGGGCTATCAGGGTTTATCGCTGGTAAATGAGCTCCTATATTATCATTCCATATAATAGGTGTTGCTGAAAATGGACTCTCCATCTTCGACTCACCTTTAACAAAATCATTATCAAAATCATATTCTCTCCAACCATAATTATCACCGGTCGTCGCAAGATATGCCTTACTTAAATCATCAGCATCATCCAACTTATAAGTCCATATCATCTTCTTGAATTGCAGCTCTGATAAAATCTGTATATTATCTGGTGAATTATAATCCTTTTTACTCGTCCAATCAACTATTGTTCCACTATTATAAAAATCTGGTCTTGGGTTCAGTATCAATAATCTATCATTATTCGGATCGACCTCAATATACAAATTATATCTTCTTATTAAATCAGTTATTAAATCCTTCTGTTTAATCTTATCAGGTAAATACTGACCCAATTGAATATAATCACCTTGTGTTAATTCACTCGCAATAGCATTATTCTTAAAAAATGTCCCATCATCAAATGTTAATTGGGCTTGTAGGGCGCCGTTCCAATACTCACCACCGGTTCCTGTTGAATTCTTTTTAACAGTTACTTCAACCCATACTCTGTCACCAATTGATAGTGCCTGCTGTGCTGATGGAGTATTCTGTAATATTGGCAACACTGCTGATAAATTAAATGAACCAACATCTCTTGTCTGTCCTGGTGAGAATGTGACTCCAGGTTGAACCACTTGATTATCAACCAATTCATAATTCAAACTTATATTATCAACACTTCCCCATAAAACAGGTATTGTCTGTCCGTTTCTTAAAACAACACATCTCGCCTGCATAAAATATCCTATATTTCGGTCAGGACTAAAAAATGATACTGGTGGATATACAGCCGAAACCGTAGCGCCACTACCATTATATAATGAAAATGTTCCCGATAAATTAAACTCAGCACTAAATGCACCATTTCTGTCTAACGTCCATTCATAAGTCGTTGTGCTCCAATTATTATCATTATCAAAATTATTTGGTGTAAAATCATCATTAAAAGGTGTATGTGTTGGCCCTAATGTTTGTTGTAAAGTTGTTCCCGAACCACCACTAAAAGTCCCCATAGTTAATGTTATTGAACTTGTTATACCAGCTCTAAATTCTCTTCTTCTTCTTTCTTCTTCTTCAATCTTTGGACGACCATCACTTACATATGAAACAATTTCTTTTTGAAAATCAGGATTTGTTTTTAAAGAACCAGTCCATCCAAATCCAGCTTCATATAAAGTTCTGTCTAACAAAGTCCAATAAAACATAGACGGCCAAAACCAATTTGCTGAATAAGTTGTTGGTGATGTTTCAGTTCCATACATTGGATAAACATAAGCATCCTCATAAGTATTGTCCCACGACTGCGTTATTGCTGAAATAGAATATGTATGTCCCCACTCTCTTAAATCCAATTGGTCTATTGTCTTCTCACCCAATTCAGTCATTAAATCAACAGCATTATTAAACACAACAATTTCATACTGAATTTCGTTACCCTGAAAATCAGCAGTCATTACTTTATTAATCTTTCTTAATTGTAAAAATCCATCTATAACAACTTCGCTATTAACCAATAACTTACACTCTGTCTTTATATTCGGGTTAAACATAGTGAAATCACTATTAACATCAAATAAATTTCCAAAATAATAATTATTATTCTTAGTCCCTGGTAGGACTATCGTCTTTGAATAAGCAGCATTTCTTTTTGATATATCACGAATATCAGCTATACTATACTGCAACGCAATATCATACTCACCAATATCTAACTTAGCATTAACTGGGTTATTTATAAATAATTCAACTATATTTCTCATCCTCTCTGCGAGCTATTTTTTACCGATGTCTCAAACTCAATTGTGTAATTAATAATCTGGTCATTTATCGTTTGTTTTCTTTCAACTCCTGTTGTTGTTATATTAATAGCAACTGTTGTCCCATTATCCTTAATCCAATAAACCTCTGGGCTTTGAAATAATTCCATTAAATAATCAGATGTTGCGCTATCAACCCAATCCGAATTAGCAACCCACTTTTCATTAACAACCGTGTCTAATGTCCTTGTTCCTCTATCCCAAGAATTATAATTCCAATTGTTCGTTGCTGGTGCAAAACTTCCATAGTTCTGCCCCCATGTTTTTCTATCTATTGAAGTTGTATTCCTACTAACTCTTGTGAAAGTAAATGGCACAAACGAGCCCATCTTATCCATAAATACTAATTGTATTGGTTCATATCTCGAACACGTTCTGTCTATTTTAAATGTCTTTGAGGCTATTGTCTGTTGTAATATTTGATTTTTTACATAAATAGTATATTCAGTTGTATCATCATCTATAATTGGGAAACTTGCTGTCCCTTGGTTTATAATTGATGATGTATATGTTAATAATTGATATGGTCCAACACCGGCTTTCAAAAGTGAATACTGGTCGTATGTTCCCGGATCAACGAATGAATTTGTAAATCTAAATGTTCCCTTATTCGATTCAATCATTAAATCTTTAACATCATTTGAATCAGCCTGATAAACATTTAACCACATCCTCGACTGCGTTCCAACTTTATAATTATCTGGGACATTTGTTAAGAACTTTCCATATGGAGCCACATTATTTGCTTCCCAGTCAGTCCAGTCCCAATTAATATAATCTTCAAATGAAACAACACCATTAAATGTATCCAATTCACCTGTCGATTGGGTTGTTGTTAATATATTCAAACCAAAATTAAAAAGTGAAACAGTTCCAGGATTAACTGGTGTTGCTGTTGTAAATGGTTTATTTGTGACCAAAAGGGAATATGTTCCCGACATTGTTATACTTGTAATCTGCGCATAACCTGAATAGCCTGGCTCTGTTGCATTATCTTCTTGTGTAACGAATATTTCATCACCCACATTAAATAAAGGCGTTGTGCCTCCTATAAATGATAAACTACCAGATGTGAATTGGTTATCATAAAACGGCCACTCAAAACGAAACTCTTCTGAGAAATTAACTGAATATGTAGCAAATGAATTTGTTGCTATCGTCCAATATTTATCACTCGGATTAAAATCAAACGACACGCTGTTTTCCACGTGTCTATGTATATCAAATACACCATATCCATCTGGATTCACTGGTATCTTCATTCTCGTAACCCAATTACCTCTAACATATATATCTGATACAAATTGAAATGATGTCTGCGCAACATTACTTGATGTTAATGAGATAATCATCGGGTTATAAGCTGGTTGAAAAGGTGTTGGTTGTTTAACTATACTGATTGCCATTTAACAATTTCTTTTTTTATAAATATATTTAACTCCTTTTTGTCTCTGTCATAAAAAAATCCGTATCTTTCAACACGGATTTTCTAAAAACAAAATAATTATATCAAACACATATATTATATAATTACATATCCAATTTGTTTAAAATCATCAAAAAGTGAGTAACATTACTTATGATATATATAATATATTATATACTATACTTTAATTATCTTAACTTCTTAACTTCTTAATTCTTTAAATTGCTGAACGAGACGCCTTAGCGTGCTCGTGGGTCTCTTAATTTAAATTTTTATTTATTAATTGAATTTCATCTATAATTATTCTCTTCATAGCCTTCGCATAAACCTCTTTTAATTTCTTATTAAAATTATCACTATCAAATATAGCCTCTGTTAAATACCAATTCAAATCTGTTCTTTCTCTCTTATCATCTAAATATTTAAAATAATCAATAACCTTAAAATTAATAATTATACCACCTCTACCATCACTTTTTATAAAATGCTTACTTCTATTCCTCTTAATACTCTCTCTTAATTTACCAGTATCATCTTCAATATAATATCCACCCTTCACCTTCTCCCTATTTCTTCGCGTTGAGAACACGATAGCTTCAATCTCATCAACTATAAAATCTTTTAACTCTCCTAACTCCTTTCTATTTAAATCAACGCCTCTCATCTAAAATTTCCCCCTTCACTAAAATCTATACCTGCTTCAATTAAATATTTATGTATAGCAGCACCCACTGATGGTGACTTACCTATTGGACCCCATGGTCCCGCTGTCTTTGTTCTTGCCTCACCATATAAAACTTTATCAAATAGTTCTTGTGACACACCAGTATATGTATATATCGAACCATCTAAAAACTTTATCACCATCTCCCCAGTTTCATCATTATACATAACTCTATCAGCATTGGTCGAATCAACATATGCTCTTGTCTTCTTAAATTCTAAATTCTTATTCTTTCTTCTTACTCTTTTAAATGCACTCAATTGCTTTTCATCATAATATGCATAACAAATAGCCACTGCCTGGTCTCTCTCCTTACCACTCGCTATTTCAATGGGAATACATCTCCCCATAAAATCTTCCTTACTCTCTCCTGCTTTTCTTCTTATTGGCATATCAATTAATTATTTTTTACAAAGCTGTTATTGGACTTATACACGGATTATCGTTCTTAACTCTAAATGTTAATTGGACTTCATATCCATTAACATCGCCAGAATCCTCATTATAAAATGGTTCAGCACTTAAATCATTAACTAAACTTATTTCATTAAATAAATCCAAACTATCTTCTGATATACAATTAACAACATCAGTTAAAATAACAAACATATCCGATATAATATCTAAACCATTATTTGAATTCAAACCACTTTCTCTATAAACATTTTTCTGGTTATTATTCTTATCACCAAATCTTAAAATAACATTATACTCAATAGTTCTATATCCATTAACATCCGAATATAATATATCATGTGCTGGTTCTAAAATAACAGCCATATATGGATACCATTTAACATCAGCCAATAAATCACTTCTCGAACCACAGACAATAAAATCATTTAATCTACCATCACTACTTACAATTTCACCTAACTTATTAACAATTCCCTTTAATGTTATCATTTCTTTATCTTAAATTTTGTTGTCTCTGCATCTGCTCAACATACTTATCTTTTTCATGGAAAAGACTTAACCAATTCAAAGCATCTAAATAATTCATCTTATATACTTCTTCTGGTTTCATATTCAATTCACTCACCAACTTATAAACCATCAAGTGCCACTGCCATTTTTTATAATCAAAATTAATAGCTGTGTCGGGACCCATTGGTTTCACATCTTCTTCTTCACTCTTAACTTTTCTTTTACCAAAGTATCCAGAATAATTATAAAAGATTGCTTCCCGATGTCTTAAAAAAAACTCTTTAATTGAAACACATCCGCAACATATAAATTCTTTTTAAACAATTCCTTTGTCTCCTCATATTTATCAGCCTCAAAATCACCAGGCACTTTTTTAACTCTTCCATTTGCCTTTTGTATCTTCTTAACTCTTCTTATCAACACTGGTAATAAATTCGTTAATATCGTTTCATCAGTCGAATCCTTAATCATTAACTCCATTGAAATTGAATCACCCATCGATAGTGATTGTAAATCATCAACCGGCATCCACTCTTCGCCATCTAAAATAAATGACTTCTTACCACTTGGTTTAATATCAGTATTAACCCACTCAACCTTACTTGAAAGGGTTTCAAATCCACCTCTCGTTAATTTCTTTAATTCTTCCATTGGTGCGCCAGTTAATATAGAAAACATATCCAACGAAAATTCAATTTCACTCTTATATGAATTCAATAACGAACTTAACTTAACTATTCTTTCAAACATCTCTAAATTAACTTCGTTCCAACCTTCCGGCATCTTATATTCCTTATCCCCTAATTCTATTAATATCATACTCTAAATATATTTTTTTTATCTTTTGTCTTTATCTATTTCTTTAATAAACTGATATGTTCCCTGGTTCTGGTTCGCCCACCAATTCCTTAATAAATTAAATGCAGACCTAACTGCCGGTGCGCACGTCTTACAAAACTTATATCCAACATTAATATAAGTATTTATTAATCTCTCACAGCTATCCTTATCACCAACACTTGCTTCTTTTAATCGTGATAATCTTTCTATTTCATCCTTATCCTTCTTTGTCATAATTCAGTTACCTTTTTTCTTTTATATTCAAATTCTTTTATTGTGTTTATTATAATAGCAATAACTGATGCTATAAATAAATCACCACTCATTATTAAACTAAACCAAAATGAAAAACACTTCGGGCATGTTAAAACATATTGTAATAAATAAAAACTCACGCGTAGTGCTTTATTTTTAACCTGGTTAAGTTCTCCTATTAAACTTCCAATAAAGTCTCCCAAGTCACTTAAAACATAGCTTATAATCAATATCTGTAACATCTTAATTATTATCATTATCATATCTCATTAATTCTTTTTTTATAATCATAACCGACCTCTGTATCGATAGCGCAATTGTTGTTCTTGATATTGTTAATTTCGGGTTATCACTCAACTGCAATTTCTTTTGCATCTTCCTATAACTTGATTGTGGCTTTTCACATGTTACATCTTTTAAATCACCCAACCATCTGTCATACCTTCCAATTTTAAAATACATCCTAAATAATTCTCTATCAACCAATTCCAATTTCGTTTCAACTATTGCTTCAATTCTCGCAACCATTTCATCACTAACATCTTCAACCTCATCATCAACTGGCACCACTGGTTGCACATCACTTGAATAATTTCTAAACTGTTTATGGAATGGACTCGATGCAGAATGGAATTGTTTCTTTAATATATTTATAACTAAATAATGTAACCAGTTTTCCTTCCATGCTCTTTTTATCTTAATCGTCGGCATTTCCATTAAAATCAAAAACAACTCCGATTTCAAATCATCACCTAATTTGCTACCACTTGTTATCGTTCTTATAGCATCATTAATAAAAGCCGACCTCCACAACTCTTCAATAATCTCACTCTTCGATTTCATTAACTATTGTGATTTTATATTTATTAAACCAAAAATCCCTTATCTTTAATAAATTGGCACAGATTTCAAAATAAGTTAAATCTTCACATAATAAAATTAACTCCTCAAATATATTTAAAATAACTTCATATACCGGTTTAGTTGCTGTATGAAACATCTTCCATAAAATATCATTAAGTGTCGCTATATCTTCTCTTATTAACATAAATATAGTTTCAATTTCTTTATTATTATACACCTTACATTTTAATCTTTTAAGTGTTGAAAATATATTCTCTATCAATTGTGATAGCTTATCACATATCCCAGTATATTCTTGCAGGACATCAAAACTATATAGTGGCATAATATTAATTAATATAATATCTTCCCACTCTTTATAAAATGCTTCATCTTTCATAATAAACATTTATTTTTTATCTACCACCTATAAAAAATGGTAACCCTTCTTTCTTCCTTTTACCTATTTTCGACATAAACAAATATCTTGTTGCATCTATTGCGTGGTTAAATGCATCAATTGGTTTGTTTGTCTTCGAACCATCCCTATCTTTTATCCACTGATAATTCTGTAACTCTTCAATTAACCCCCCACTTCTTCTCGTAATCATTAACTCCACTTCTTGTATCAAACCTATACCCCATATAATGCTATCCTTACCCTTATCAGCTCCCTTTATATTCCAACCTCTGGTCTTCAATTCTTTTATTGTTTTCGGGTCTGCACTATCAGCCCATATCTCAACACTCTTATTTATACCACTCTCATTTAATAAGTTGTCTATTGATGAATTCGTTAAGTTCGTCATATAAATTAATTCATCCAAATAATAAATACCATCACTCTTCCAAACCGCTATTGCTGCTGTTGGGTCATTTGTAAAACCAAAGTCCATACCAATACCAATTAATTCAGCATCACTTGGTATATTATCACAAACACCCCAATTATTAAATATAACACCCTCTAATGAACCAACCTCACCATCTATATAAACACGGCACCAATTCGCCCAATAATCACTTGTAGCAGCTTTCTTTCTATTAATTTCAAATTGTTCTAAAACTGATTTGTGTAGTGCTTCATTATCAGTATATTTTAAGATAATTCTTTCAGCATCTGGTTCTTTTGAGACATCAGTTATAGCCCAAAACGTTCTGTCCGGGTTATAATCTAAATATATATCACCTCTCGTTCTTATTGATAATTGCTGGTATGCTTCATAAGTAACATTATTACACTCATTGATATAAAGTATATCCCTTCTTGCACCTTTTAATTTATCAGGACTATCAGCAGAAAAGAATTCTATATAGCTCCCATTACCAAATGTATATGTTAAACTTGTCTTATTTAAATGCTCATCAATATATCTTTCAGTAGATTTCATTATATTAATAAAATCCCTCCAAGCACCTCTTCTTAAATGTGGCATTGATTCAGATACAACACTCACAGCAGTATTATTATTCCTAATACACCAATCTATAAGTATTGTTAATATAGCATAAGTTTTTCCAGATGATGAACCACCTTGTATAACTTTCTTTCTACTCTTAATCCTTCTTATCTTCTCTATTGACGTTGTTAATATCATCCTCTTCTAATGGTTTTAAGAGTGGCTGTTCCACTTTAATATTTGCATCAACAGTTACACTCTCAGTATAACCTCTCTTTCTGCCTTTATATCTCATATAAAACATTATACTCTTCTCTGAACCATCTTTAATCTTTTTAAATAATTGGTTCTCAACAAAGTCCATTTGCATTTCATCAATCTCTTGAACTCTTTTAGCAAAATCAGCATCTTCTTTCTTCCATTTATAAAATGTATCTCTTGATATATTAATCTCTTTACAAGCAGGAGTTACTATACCTAAATGTTTAGTCAATGCCTCTAACAACTTTTCTTTTTTATCTTCTTTCATTCAATTAATTATTTTTTATTCATCCCATAAGAAATCAAAATCATTCTTATTCTTTTCTAATGGAACATAATAGAAACTCGCTTTTAATCTTTTACTCAATTCATTCTTATTCATACTTGTTCCTAATGTAACACCCTTCTTCATATCTCTTAATCTCCATCTATCACTTTTAATATAAGACTTTATTAACCCTGGATGAGTTGTTACAATACTCATTATTTTACCCCCCTTATCTAATCTCTCACCACACCATTCAGCCATTCTATTACTTAATCCTAATCCTTGAAAATCAGGTAAAACAACCGTTCTATGTATTCTCCATAAGCCATTAACTATTCCCGGTTGAGGCATAACAGCTAAAAACGAAGCCATCTCACCATTAACATATCCTATATAAACTTTTGAAGCCACATTTAAATTATGGTCTAAATAGTGATACTTTTTAAAGACCTTCCAAGCTTCTCTCTTTTCTTCGGCTCCAATGCATTCAGTGATTTCAAATCCGAGACTTGGTCGCTTTTTTTTTTAGCATCCTCATATTTATAGAATTTCATTTCATTTGTATCAAACACCCAGTCAGGCATTAACCAGTCTTCAACATCAAAATGACATCCAACAGCAATAAACTTCTTCCCTGCCTTTCTAACATTCTTTTGAACCACAAAACTTCCTATCTTTGCTATATTTCTATCAACCACACTTGTAAATTCATCAAACACAATTAAATCATTATCACTCAATAAACTCTTTGCTAAATCACATCTCATCTTCTCACCACCACTTAATACACTATATGGCTTTAACCACGTTGTCGTTGATGCTAAACCAACATTTGTTAATGTATCAATAACTAAATCAACATCACTATCTCCAAAATTATCCAATATACTCTCATCACTATAATTAAAATCAGTTATATAATTATCACCAAACAATTCTTTTGCTATTGTTGATTTCCCTGTTCCACTATTACCAACTATTAAACCAACATTCCATTCAAAATCTAAATCAATAACACCACTAAAACTTTCTTTATTAACTGATTCCATATCAAACTTATCTAAAACATACTTAACATTAAATGTTTCTTTCGGTGCATTAACTCTATCAATATTAAATTCTAATCTCCCTCCAATTTTATCTATCTTAGACTTATCCTTAACTTCTTTAACTACTTTCTCTTCTGCTGAAAAATTCATTAAATTAATTTGCTTCTCACTATATCCTAATTCAATTAACTTATCATATAATTCCCTTTGTTTATCTTTCTTCTTTAAATCAATAAATATAGCATTTATGTTCTCTGGTAGAACTTCTTCATCATCACTCGCTTTTGCACCCTCTTTAATATCTAAACCCCAGTCCAATAATTGGTCCTTACTCCAATCTTCTAAAAGTAATTCAAAATCCCATTCACCATATCCAACATTATCTTTAACAATAAACTCCTTCTTCTTTTCTTCTGGTATATTCTCAAATCTTATTATATAAACTTCTTCTAAACCAGCACTCAAACATGCCTTTAATCTCATATTACCACCTAACACTATCATATCCTCATCAACAACAATAGGTCTTACTTCTAACATTTCAGGAAACTCCTTAATACTCTTAACCAATTTCTTAAACTTATCATCCTTTATTGTTCTTGGATTGTTCGGATTCATTACTAAATCTCCTATCTTAACCTTTTCTATATTCATACCCTAAATATTATTTTTTCTTAATTGTCAGATTTGTTTGTTCTATATATTAAAAACACCTTCACCATCATTTGCACTGCTTAATGATATATGCTTTTCATACTTACCATTAACTTTATTCAAATCGTTAAAAGCCTTTGCCATGGCTCTTTTACAAACTTCACTCATATAAGCAAATGCATTTTCAGTTTGCAATTCATTATAATTATGCCAGTTCTTAAACATTTGATAATATGCTTCTTGCATGCAGTCAAACTTATCATCACCATTTGTATAACTAAACTTTCTTATCATATTTTTTACTATAAGTTGGAACATCTTAACAGCACCTCTTGTTAAACGACCCTGGGCTTTTGAAACAATTAACTCACAATATAATTCTTTATTAACAACATACTCTGCATTTATATTCTTTTTAATATAACCCATTTCATTAATTGTCTTACCCTTTAACTTTGCTTGGTGTATTCTATTAATCATATTCTCACACTCTCTACAATAAGAACAAAGGGATTTTCCAGCATAAGATAATCTAAAAAATTGAGCCACTTTATAAGTATTACATTTAAGACAAACTCTTCCAGTTAAATCCTTTACACCATCAACTCTTTTCTTTCTCCCTTTACCACCTCTTTTCATTTCATTTCTCTTATTATTTGCTTCTCTTTCACATTGCAAGCAGTGAGGAAATATATTATTAATAAATTTTGAACCATCAGCTGATTTTCTAAATTCTTCTTTAATTTTCCACATTAAACATTTAGTGCATGTTCTTCCTTCACTCATATTCCTAAATCTTTTAATTTTTGATTTCTTATATACATCATAATATCTTTACATAAATTATTCCAATCACCTTCCGAACCATGTTGAACATTAAGTGGGATCCATAACTCACTATAAAATAACTTTACGGTTAGTTCTGAATCGCCATCACTATCTTCCTCAATCCAATATTTAATATGATTATTGTCAACCAAATGACATAGTAGTCCTTTTAATTCATCTTTACTCATACTCTCTCCTTCTTTTCTTTCCACCATATACAAAGGTCATAAAACATCACTTCAAATTCATCTTCACCACCTCTTATGTTTCTTAACGGATATACTTTATCATGTATTAATATCATTTCATAAATATCATCTCTATCAGCTAAATACTTCTTCTTTTTCATTTTATAAAGAAATTCATTTACAATATTAAATAATTCATTCGTTTCAACCCTTTTATCCTTTATAATACCAGGTCTTTTAACTCCATGGTTTGCATTAACACCACATGTTCTGGTGCAATATACATTTCCCTTTCGCTTCTTTACGAATTCTTTACGGCAATAAAGGCATATAATCATTTCTTTATCCACGACCCTTTTTCTTTTTTAACACTGGTGGTGTTTCGTGTAACAATTTAGTTAATTCTTCAACCTGGTTTAACTTAGCTTCCTTTAACGGGTTTTTTGCTTCTATACACTGATTGCTTTTCCAACCTTCCAAAGTGAAATAAAGTTCATTTGCTTCATATAATAACTTATATTCTTCTTCTGTAACCATAAATAAACTTTCACCTCTTGTTACATATCTTGTCTTACCAGCTTCTATATTATCATTATATGTCATTAAATCCATAATATATTTAGTCCCATTTATTTCAATTGATACAACTGCTGTTGGGTTTTCATTTCTCTTTGGGTCCCAACTTATATCATCCACATTTATCATCTCTTTTAATTATTTTTTTATAAACTTACTCTCAATATAATCATCATATTTTATAAGTGAATATACATCCTTTACTTCATAGTTCTTATCAGATATAATTCCAACAAGTTTATATCCACCATGTGATAAAAATTCAGTTAAGGCATCCTTAAAGACCTTAATAATTTCATCATCAATCTTATCCACTATTGCAATTACTTTAATTTCTTCCATTTAAAAATATTATTTAACTTAATCATCCTGTCATCAGCAACCCATATTCTTAATTGCCAGTCAGGAATTATTATCTTACCAGAATTTCCTGAACCAGTATATTTCTTTAGTTCATCAATCATCTTAATATCTTATTTATTTTTTCCTCCCTTATAATAGATTTCAATATCTTTAACACATCTTCATCACTTATTGGGTATTGTCTATATGCTTCATATATCGTTTCTAACGACTTATCTTTTAATTGACGACAAACTATATGGAAATATGCTTTATCTGGCTCCATATCCTCTCTAAATCGCTCACAGACGTTCTGGTGATATGCAACCTCAACCTTGATATGATGGCTATTACAAAATTCATCAAGAACATAACTCCATTTTCTTCCGTATGAATCTATAAATATAGAATTACATTTATTGGACATTTAAAGAGCCATTCATTTTTAGCTCTTCAATAATTTCTGAGTATTTTTCGTAGAATTCCTTATACATCTTCCTTGTCATCCTTGCACCTAACGCCTTCTTATTATTATATTCTTTAATCTTATCCTTATTTTCTTTGCGCCATTTCTTTAAATAAGCTATTTGCTCTTCTCTTTTCTCATCTCTTTTCTTCTTTATAACCTCGGCATTTCTCTCTCTGTATTTCTTGTTATAAAGACGTTTCTTTTCCTTTCTTTCTTCATCACTCATCTTCATTTCAAATTCTTTCTTTTTTATTTATATAAGAAAAATGTCTTTTTGTTCTACTTTATAATCTCTTTTTTGAATTTTAAATCACTCCATCTCCGCTCACACCAATTCAAAACCCTATCAGCATCTTCTTCTTTAACTATAACGCAGTCATGCACTGGTAATGCCCAATCAGTGGGTATATTATTTAATATATCATCAATCCATATTTTACTTTCGGTTCGCTGTAAATGCGAACCCATATTTTTATAATCACCACTTTTATAACTTTTTATATATTTACTGGCAACTGGAAATAATTTGTGTATATCAAAATTTGGAACATAACCTCTACTATTAACCCAAAACATAAATAAATCCTTTGCGCTCTGTCTATCACTTAAATTTAAGGCATTTTCTATTTCTAAATAAAAATCCTCTTCATTTTCAAATATTTCATTATATCTGGTATCAACAATACCCTTTTCCCTCATATCTAAATATAATAATCTTGGTTGTGATGCAATTGCATCTATCGTCCAATATCCTATAAGCTCATTTTTATACTCTCTAATTGCTGAATGATGCACTCGCCTACCAAAACCATCTCTTGTTATTTTAACATCCTCATATCCAATATTTAATAAACTCTCTTGTATCAATTCATACCATCTAAAATGTTTATTTGTCATCATATCGACATCTATATTAAATCCATCAGTCTCTATTAAAAACTTATACCTCATACATATACCTCTATCAACATTATAATACTTTTTATCAATTACATTAAATACATTATCTTCATCTATAACTGGTCTGGTCCATGCCCTTATCAATTTCTTCTCTTCAAAATAATCTATTATTCTAAAATATCTTTTATTAACTGACATTAAATATACACTTGGAACTGGAAAATATCCAAATTTATTCTTTCTACTGCTCAAAATATATAATGCAGCATAAATCTTTAATGCATTTTTCTTCACTGTCTTATTATAAGGCATCTCATCTATAATACTC